TGCAGAAATCCAGCGCCGGCAGTCGGAAATCCGGCAGTCGCTCGCCGAACTCGCCGGCAAGGATTCGCCGACCGAGGACGAAACCCGCAAGATGGGCGAGCTCGATGTCGAGTATCGCTCGAATGAGACCCGCTTCCGTGCCGCCCTCGTCGCCGAGAGCGAGGAACGCGAGGAAGCCAAGGGCGAGCTCGAAACCCGCTCCGACAAGGAATATGCCGACCTCATCGGCCGCTTTGAAATGCGGCAGGTCGCGCTCTTACTCGACGAGGGCGCGGCGCTTTCCGGCCCGACCGCCGAAGTGGTGCAGGAACTGCGCTCGCAGGGCGGCTATCGCGGCGTTCCGGTCCCCTATGAGGCGCTGGAGATGCGCGCCGGCGAAACCATCGCCAGCGGCACGCCGTCCCCGACCATGACGGCGCCGATCATCGACCGCATTTTCGCACAGTCGGTTGCCGGCCGCATGGGCGCCCGCTTCATCAACATCCCGCAGGGCACGAACGATTATCCGATCACGTCTTCGTCGGTGTCGGCAGGCTGGGCTGCGACGGAAACCGGCGCTGTCTCTGGCCCGACCGCCTACAGCACCGCCAACCGCTCGCTGGTGCCGGATCATACCTACGGCATCACGATGAAAATCACGCGGAAAAGCCTGAAACAGTCGGGCGATGCGCTCGAGCAGGCCGTGCGGCGCGATATGCAGGGCTGCATGGCCGAGGGCATCGACGCGGCCGTGTTCCTCGGCACTGGCGCAACCGGCCAGCCGGCGGGCATCCTTGTCGGTTCCTACAGCATCACCTCGACGGCCGTTTCGGCGGCAGCGACCTGGGCGGCGTTCCGGGCGGCGGTTGTCCGGTTCATGACCGACAACGCCATTTCTTCCGCCGGCGACGTGCGGTTGCTCATCCGGCCGGAAGTCTTCGGCTACATGGACGATTCGCTGCTCACCAATACGGCGGTCAGCGAATGGGACCGGCTGACGAAGAACATTCCGAACCCAGTGCTGTCCGCCAACGCCCTTGCCGCTCCGACCGGCACGCCGAAGGCCAGCAAGGCGCTCCTGACGGCAACCGTCAACGGCGTGGCTCCGATCTTCGTCGGAACCTGGGGCGCTATCGACCTTATCCGCGATCCGTATTCCGACGCTGCATCCGGCGGCTTGCGGCTCACGGCCTTGACCACGGTGGACGTGACCGCATCCCGCGCCGAACAGCTTCAAATCCTGACGGGCGTGCAGTCGGAGGACGCGGCCTAATGCTCTACGGCGCTCCGATAGCCTTTGAAGTCCGCGCCGAGGGCGGGGCGACCCGGCTTTCGGGGCGCTTCCCCTATGGCGCGGAAACGACGCTCGGCAACGGCAAGCGGGAACGCTTCGCTGCCCGTGCCTTCCGCTCCCGCATCGAGGCCGGCGAGAATGTCTTTCTGCTCGCCGGTCATGATCCCGAAAAGCCGCTCGCCTCTACCGAGGCGGGCAGCCTCACGCTCCGCGATGATGACGAGGCCTTGCATATCGAGGCGCGTGTTGCCGCGACGACGACATGGGCGACCGATGCCCTGGCGGCGCTGGCGGCCGGTCTCACGAAGGGCATTTCACCCGGCTTCCGCGTCCAGTCTGGCGGCGACATGGTAACGCGCTCCGATAGCGGTCTTCTCCGCACCGTGACGCGGGCCGATCTGTTCGAGGTGTCGCTTGTGACCCGCCCGGCCTACGACACTGCGCAAATCGCGGCCCGTTCATCGACCCTGACGCCGGAAGCCTCCGACGCCGGCCTACGGCGCGCGCTGGCGAGGTGGCGGCCATGAACGCGACCACAATACGGCAGGAAGAATCCATCCCGGCCAACTATCCCGAAACGCCGATGATTTTGGCCGGAACGGACGCCGCCCTGCTTAGTCACGTGATGATCTGGCAGCGGATCGAAGCCTATATCGCTTGGCGCTGGTGCGAGCGCGCGGTCGTGTGGACGGTGGAAGGGCCGGGCGACTGGCGTCCGCCGCTCACGCCGGCCACGATCACCACGGTTGAAGTCTGGCGGGGCGATGACTGGGAAACCGTCACGCTGTCGCCTGCGCCCACGGGCGGATATTGCCTTCCGGGCGGCATCTATCGCTTCACCGGCACGGCCGGCGTTGACGATGCCGTCTATCCGGCGGCGGTGGACGAAGCCTTCCGTTGCCTGGCCGCATACCTGGCCGCCGCCAAGACGAGCGTGCCCGGCGCTACTTCGGAAACCGTCGACATTCCCGACGTGATGACCACGGAAATCAGGCGCACCGCGTCATGGGCGGCCCGCGCAATGCAAAACAGCGGCGCCGGCGATCTTCTCCGGCCGTATCGGAGAGCATGATGCTGAATTTCTGGCCATTCAATCGCAGCAAGACAGAGACCCGTTCCGCCGCCTCCGGCTTCACCGCCGAAATCATCGCGGCGCGCGAGGCCTACATATCCGGCAGGCGCGGCATCGCCGAGCTCACCGCCACAGCGCAATCGTGCGTCAGCTTGTGGGAGGGGTGCTTCGCATTGGCGGACGTGCAGGGCACCGATCTTCTCGATCGCCGCTCGCTAGCGCTCACCGGCCGCTCGATCGCCTTGCGCGGAGAGATCGTGTTCCTGATCCGGGACAGCCTGGTGCCGTGTTCCGACTGGGATCTCCGGACCCGCTACGGCCGGCCGACCGCCTATCGCGTCTCGATACCGGAAGCCGGTGGCGGTACGTCGCAAACCGCACTCGCCGGCGAGGTCCTGCACCTCCGCATCGGCTGCGATCCGGCGGCGCCGTATTACGGCACCGCACCCCTCAAACGCGCCAGCCTCACGGCCGGCATGTTGAACGCCGTCGAATCGGCCCTCGCCGAGGTCTTCGAGAACGCGCCGATCGGCAGCGCCATCGTGCCGTTTCCGGAAAGCCCGGAAACCGACATGGAGACTCTGGGGCGGGGCTTCCGAGGCAAGCGCGGCAGGATCATGCTTCGCGAGAGTGTAGCCGTCACGGCGGCCGGCGGGCCGGCTCCAGCGGCGGACTGGCGCCCGCAATCGGTTTCTCCGGACCTAGAGCGCTCGATGAGCGTGGAAAGCCTCGCCGCGGCCCGTGAGGCCATCGCAGGCGTCTTCGGCGTCCTGCCGGCGCTCTTCGCCTCGACTGCACAGGGACCGCTTGTACGAGAGGCGCAACGCCACCTCGCCGGATGGACGCTGCAACCGATCGCGATGCTGCTCGCCGAGGAAGCATCCGAGAAATTTGGCGCCGACGTCATAGTCGACGTGCTGCGGCCCGTCCAGGCTTACGACGCCGGCGGCCGGGCAAGGGCGCTCGCCACGATCGTCCAGGCGCTCGCACAGGCGAAGGAGGCTGGCCTGGCGCCCGGCGATATGAATGCGGCGCTGACGCTTGTGAACTGGGGCGACGGCGACAAAGCAGCGTGAAGGCCGGCCATGCTCGCTATCACGCCCCAAACACTGATTTATCTCCGGACAGGCCAGCAAGCCTCCGATGCCTTTCTGCGGCAGAAGCTCGCCGAAAAGCGCAAGGCGAAGCCGCGCCGCATGGATCAAGTGCGCTTCCGCCAGCTCGTCGACAAAGCCGCCTGTATCTTGAGAACCGGCGAATCGACCAAGTTCGAATTTGAGGGCGCTTGCCGGCATGGCATCCGGAGTGCCCTTTGTCTGGGCGGCTGGCCCTGGTCGGACGCTGACGCCGCGGCCGCCGCGATCGTCGCCAAGGCGCTCAACCAGATCGGCGCTGTCCGGCCGACGTGGGATCAAGGCCAGCCCGACTATGCGGTTGCCTACGGGTCGCAGCGATCGCGCTGCGCACGCTGCGACGGGCCGATCGCCGAGGATCGCGGATCAAGCAACGGCACGCCGGTCAAGTTCTGCAGCGATCTTTGCGCTCACAACGCCATGGCCGAGCGGAAGCGGATTTCCGGTGAGAAAGTCTCTCTCGCCGAATATCTGGCGACATGCGTAGCCCGCACCGAACGGACGATGCAGGAACGGGCGGCGGTGTGCCAGAACCCGGCGTGTGGCCGGCTGTTCCCCACAAAAGATCGGGATCGGAAATATTGCTCTCGGAAGTGCTGGGATGCCAGGGAAAAGCTCTATCCCGAACGCGTCTGCGAACGCCCGGAGTGCGGCAACGTCTTCACGCCGAAGAATTCCGGAAAGAGCGTAAGCCGGTATTGTTCCCGCGAATGCGCGAATCTGTCTCGGCGGAAGGTGAGGCCGGCGCTGACATGCCAAAACCCGGACTGCCGCACGATCTTCTATCCGGACTTCCCAAGCGACAAGCGCAAGTATTGTTCCGATGCATGTCGCCCCGAGGCGGTTCGACGCCTCGCCGCCCTGCGCT